ATTCCGAAGCCCGCCTCCGTGGGGCAAGGCGGCAGGTTCTTTACATCAACGAGGCGAACAACATTGACTTTGATTCCTACTACCAGTTGGCCATCCGTACCAGCCAAGAAATCTACATTGACTTCAATCCCACCCACGAATTTTGGGCGCACACCGAGGTCTTACCCGAAACCGATGCGGAGTTTCTAATCCTGACTTACCAGGATAACGAAGCGCTACCTGATACGATACGATACGATATAGAACGAAACCGAGACAAAGCGGAGCATTCCGCATATTGGGCGAACTGGTGGAAGGTTTACGGCCTCGGCCAAGTCGGGACGCTACAGGGGGCGATCTACGGCGATTACACGGTGGTTGATGGTATAGACCCATCCACGATGAAATTCGTCGCCTACGGGCTTGACTGGGGGTTCAGCACGGACCCAACCGCCTTGGTCGCCGTGTACCGCAGGGGGGACGACTTATTCATTCACGAACTGCTCTACCATCGGGGGCTGACCAACTCGGATATCGCCACAAGGCTGAAGGAATTCGGCATTACCCGTGCGTGGGAAATCGTCGCTGATTCAGCAGAACCGAAGAGCATTGAGGAAATCTATCGCCTCGGATTCAATATCAAGCCCGCATCCAAGGGACCAGATAGCGTAAGGCAGGGAATTGACATCGTGAAACGGTTCAACCTTCATGTGACCAAGGATAGTACAAACCTGATTAAGGAACTCCGCTCGTACACTTGGGCTACGGACAAGGACGGGCGGGACACGGGGGTCCCGATAGATTCCTACAACCACGCCTGCGATGCGCTCCGCTATGTGGCCCTTAACAAACTCGCCGTCAGTAACTCAGGGAAGTACTTGGTGGTGTAACTTTGGGGCATGAACCTTGAATCCATCATTGATTTGCTTTTGATTTTTGGCAGATTCTTTCTCTTATTGCTTTTGATTTTTGCAATCGCTTCCCTACTATGAAACTCATCCACTACTACCACATTTACTGCGGAGGCGGCGGCCAATGGCAACTCATCATGCACCAACACATGATGGCCCTGTGCAATTACGGGCTGATTGAGGTGTTAGACGAGATTCGGGTCGGCATCGTTGGCCCACCCGACCAGCGGAAGGTGGTGAAAGAAATCTTGGACAATTCGCTCGTGGCGGCAAAGATTAAGGTGGTGGTGACCCGCACAAACGCATGGGAGCAAGCCACGCTGACCGAGATGTACCGAGCGAGCCAAACCGAGGATGCCGCCTACCTGTACGGGCATACCAAGGGCAGTTCCGACCCCAGCCTCATCAACCAACTTTGGTGCAGGTCCATGGTGTTCTTCAACATCGTCGCATGGGAGCGGGCCATCGCAGAACTCGCCAATGCGGACTGCGTGGGAGCCTACTGGCTGACCAAAGAGGAGTTTCCCCAAATCGCTGACCACAACAACCCCGAAGGTTATCCCTACTTTGCGGGGACTTTTTGGTGGGCCAAGTCATCCCACATTCGGGAACTGGGCGAACCAGTAAGGGAGCACCGCTGGCAGGCCGAGCATTGGATAGGGAAGCGGGAAGGAATGACCGTCTATAACTCCTGCAAGGGATGGCCTGCACCAGATAAGTTCGTTATCACATTTTAGCCATGCTCATCAACATTGTCACCCCGTGCAGTAGGCCCGAAAACCTCAAAGCCATTGCAGAATCCATCAACATCCCAAGCAGGCATTATCGCTGGATAGTGGTACACGATGCCGACGAGTTTCCCGATATGGAAACCCCCAAGGAAGCCGAACAACACCTGTATCGTGAGGAAGGCAGCACGGCGGGGCATGGTCAGCGCAACTTCGCCAATAGGTTGATTGCAGACGGCTATGTCTTGCAACTGGACGACGATACTATTCTGCACCCCGACTTTTGGGAATGCGTCAAGGACTGCGAAGAAGACATCGTGAGTTGGGCGCAAGTTTGGCCAAATGGTGAACACCGACTGGCCGCTGGGAATTATTGGGTCGGCAGCATTGATTCGGGGTCGTTTATGGTCAAGCGTTCCGTCATCGGCGACCTCCAATGGCAGGCAGGCCGATATGATGCCGATGGACTATTTGCCCAACAAGTTGTCGCACGAAGCACGAGCCAACGCAGAATTGAACGACATTTGTCCTATTACAACTACCTCCGCCCATGAACTACAAAGAACGCATCGCAGAACTATTGCAGACCCCGAGGGTCTATTGGACCGCCTTGGAGAACGAGAACAAGGTGGACGGCCTCGTTGACCTGTGCAAAAATTACATCAAGCCAACGGACCACGGCGTTGAGGTGGGATGCTTTTCGGGTGTCAGTAGCAGGGTCATTTCCCTGCATTGCGGCCTTCTGCATTGCGTTGACCCTTGGTCTTGGGGCGCAGTAGCCCAAGCCGAGCAGATGTTTGACGCTATGCTCCCCGATTACCCGAACATCGTCAAGGTCAAGTTGCCCAGCGTCCAAGCGGCTGGGCAGTATGATGACCATTCGCTTGACTTCGTGTATGTGGACGCAGACCACGCCTATGCCTCGGTGGTGGAGGACATCACCGCATGGAAAAACAAGGTCAAGCAAGGCGGGTTTATAGCGGGTCACGATTCGTATATGCCCGAAGTATTGCAGGCGGTTCGGGACTGCCTTGGCGAACCCGACCGCTTCTTCACCGATACCAGTTGGCTCGTTAAGTTATGAAACTCCAAGACCTCACCATCGACCAGTTCCAACGCATCGCTGCGCTGGAGTTCAGCCCCGTGCTGACCGACTATGACAAGCGTGCAGGGGTCGTGGCGATAGTGGAGGGGGTGGATGTATCACTCGTCCGAGAAATGCCCGCCAAGGGGCTGACAAAGCGTTACAAGACGATTATCGCAGAGTGGAACGAGTTACCCACGCTCGCTTACAGGAGGCGGTTCAAAGCGGGAGGCAAGTGGTGGATTCCGACGGTGTTCACCGATGAACTCACGGCGGGGCAACTCATTGACCTCATGGACACCGACACGACGGACGAAAAGAAACTCGTCCAAAACCTGCACCGGATAATGGCGACCCTTTGCAGGGAAGGCGGGTTATTCGGCTACTTCCCTAAGAAATACGACGGGGCTTCGCATCAAGAGCGGGCCGAACTGCTCAAAGCCAACGCCAAGATTGGCGATGTTTGGGGGGTCGTTAGTTTTTTTTTGCTAAGTTCAGAATCCTACTTGAAAGTTTTGAGCGACTATTCCAAGCACCTGACCAAGGGGATGCAGGGCCAGTAACCAACCCCCTCGCTGGCTACGGTTGGCTCATGGTGGTGTGGCGGATGGCCAACAAGGATGTGCTGAAATTTGAGGCCATCTTTGCGATGAAGGCGGTGGAGTTCCTGAACTATGCGCTACTCATCCACGACATCTTGGAGGCCGAACGGATGGAAGCGGAGCGGATGCGCCGCAAGTAGGACACTTTGTTTGCGGGCCTACATTTACCAGCATGGAAACCAAAGTACTTGCCAAGTTCGGAAGCGGAAGCATGAAAGAGGTCAAAACCGCCGACCTTCAAGCCATTGGTATAACCGTAAGCCCGAAAGGCGGAGGCGTTGACCCAAGGCAGCAGGTGCTGATTGATTGGTTGAAGAATATTATCAAACTTGCACAAAAGAACCTGCTCACGGGTCGGGAGGACGGGAAGGATGTGAACGCCAAGGGAACGCTATCCGCAAGCCTTGATTTTGACCCTATCCCCTTGACTGCCGAAAAGATTGCAGTCAACTTGCTTGCCAACCCTTACTGGAAATTCGTGGACCAAGGTGTGCGGGGGACTATCAGTTCAACCCGTGCGCCAAACTCGACATTCTCATTCAAGAAGAAAGGCGGAGGCAAGAGCGACCAAGTTGGACCGATGACCCAAGCCATTGCGGACTGGATTACCGACAAAGGGATTTTGGTCACGCCAACCTATTCCCGTGAAAAGAAGGCCATGCGGACCGTTGAAGAGCAGAAACTCGCAGACGCAAGGTCTATCACCTACTTTGTCCGCAGGCGTGGCCTATACGCCACCAAGTTCCTCACCAATGCCCTCACTCCCGAACAAATAGATTTGCTCGTCAATACTATTTCCGAGGTATTGGGCAAGCAGGTCAGCCTTTCAACTTCCCGATAACCCATGTCCATATCCGTCCTTTCGGGTTCGCCCCTCGTAGCGACCCCCGTTTACAACAAGATGCTTTACAAAGTCAGCGGCTCGCTGATTGCCCAGCCTAATTTTAGGTATGTCTGCGATGTCAAGAACCCCGCAGGGACCACGCTGGCAAGGCTGAAATGCGACAAACTGCCGACCACCAACTTCGGGTTCTTTGATGTGCAGAAGGTCGTGGAGACCCTCGTAGCCCCGACCGCCCCATCGCTCACGCAGACGGGCTTCGTGGACCATTCGGGGTTTTATTCGGGGTACAGGTTGGACTTTACCCAAGAGTACGGGAACACCCCCGCCGTCACAGGAGCAACCACAACGGTCAGCGGGGTGATGGCCTTTGCGGGGAACCTGGAGCAGTTGGAACTTGCTGACTGGAGCCTAAGCCCGTACTTCCGCATCGGGAGCAGTTTCAACTCGGTCCGACCGCTGACAACCCCGACGGCTTTCACGGTGTACCAAGGAGGCAGCAACTTCCTCGCCATCAACGGGACCAAGTACACAACGGTATCGGCTAACGACACTTGGCTCGTATCGGCACGGGTGAACTACAAATCCGTGAACTACGATTTCGCAGTCAGCCCCAGCCTTTCGGGGACCACGGATTTCAACATTCAACGATTTGCTTGCGGTCCTGCGAACTTGTCGGGAACTATTTCTGCATTGAGCGGAGCGGTGGAGGGCGATTCCTACACGGTGCAGTTCTTGGGTAACGCTGGCCTTGGCTCGGTGCAAACCACCTTCACCTTCGGCCCCTGCCAGCGGTTTGATTCCATCCCCGTTCACTTTGTTAACAAGTACGGCGGGATTGATTCCTACACCTTCACCATGAAGAACCGAAAGCGGGCCAACATCCAGCGGGAAGTGTTTGGCTACAACTCCGATGTCTATGCAACCACGACCTACAACAAGGTTTGGGCGGGGTCGTTTGACTTCGTGTACGCCCTGAATAGCGATTGGCTGACCGACGCCGAATCCGAGTGGTTGATTGAGATGGTGCGTAGCGGGTATGT